GTTTGATTCAAGGCCACTTGGTCTCCGCCAAAACTTATAACAGCGCATGCCGCGTTAGAGGCTGAGACATTGTAAATTAAAGCCCCAGATGAAGTAAACGAGGCTGCGCTCCAACTAACATTTGCAAAAGTCACGACAGAGGCAGTCCCGTCCGCAACCGGCGTCACCGAGGCAAGTGTCTCGCCTCCTGTGGTATACCCGTTTCCTGTGCTAAGTTCATTGGACCCCATTTGGGCGTAATTAGTGGTTAACGCACCATAAGACCCGGATCCCGCTTCAAGGCTTTTAAACAAAGCAATTTTAAAAACGTCTCCGCCGGGGTTTGAAAAGTTGTGAATGCCCTTCAAAAGCTCAACTTTGAAACTTGTAGGCATTGCGGTGGTAAGTGAAAGCGCCATATCAAGGCCCCGGACTTGCTGACTTAATAGGCAGTCGGATCATACCGTCTCTGTATTCGTCACGACGACGACGTCCTTGCTGCTCCATGCCCAAACCTTGTACGGCTTGCTGATAACTTTGATTGAAATAATTTAGCATCTCAGGCGGCCCTTTGGTGTAGCTATAAGCCTGGATCAAACAAGCATAAAGCAATGCTTCAGGCGCGTTGATACTGATCCATGTTTCAGGGTTCGTACTTGCAAGCTGTGCGGGACGATAAATGTATCCTAGTTCAACCGTATACCCACTGTCTGGAGTAGGAGCAATATAAAAAGTAGATTGGCTCCAAACCGAATAATATTTAGGCACTCCAGAAGGAGCTGCTGTCCCTGTGCCTGAACCTACGCCAGTAGCGGTAAACGTAATGCCAGGAGAATTAGCCGATGCCCCGATTGCAGTAAAATTAGTCGTACCTACGGAAACAATGGTGTAAACCTTACCAATGTTAAAACTACCAGCAGTTTCCGTGACTCCAGGCCAGTATTCCTTCATAAATGATGTATCACGAAAATCCAGGAAAATTTGATCATCTCCGCTCGTGAGTAACAAATACCGATGGGTGAGGATGTCTGGGGGCGTTGTAAGAAATTTATTACCTGCGGTAAGAACGCCTGATTGTTCCTTTTTAAAGTAATCCAGGTCAATGTCGCGGAGGATACGATTCTCTGCCATCGTAATAAAGGTATTAATGACCGAATTGCTAAAGACATTGCTGTCTACTTCAGTGTAATTTCGAATATTGGTGACGAGTTCGTCGTAAGTCATGAGATCACCACAGTGACGTTGCCAACAGCCCCATATCCAGTAACAAAGTTCTGGGAGGGATACGGCTGCATATTAGTGCGATTGGCCGTACTGAATCCAGAACCAATGCTTTGGAACGGCGCGCTAAAGCCGGGGCTTCCAAGGTAGATTGTAACCGGCTCTACCCGATCAACGCGAGGATCTTTAAGCGCGATCGCATCGCCACGGAATTTGAGCGGATAAAGCTGAGGCTCTTTGGGCTCGTAGTCATCAGGGCAAACCATGAACCCGCGCCAGTTCTTGCGCAAAGTGTTGTAGGAGTACCGCTGTCCGCAGTAATCGCACAGGCCGAACGAGAATTTGCCTGTTGCAAATGCCATGACTTACTGCCCGAAGTCAGGGATAAAGAGTGCGCTTGCTGTGTCACGATCTTCCGCCGCCGCGCGCGCGAAATCTTCCTCGTAAATTTGCTTCAACATGACGGTACGCTCAGGCGCATACTTGAGCGAAATCTGATATGCAAGCCCTGAAGCAAGGCATGGTAAAAAACGAAAGTTTACGTCTGCTGTATTCGTATAGATCCCTGCATCCTGAATGCGACGAATCCGATAATAAACCAGCGTGTAAGCAAGATTGGGCGATGGATACAAAAAGACCTTGAACGTGTTAGCGCGTTGTACGTACAACTGAGCAGGCTGCGCTTGCACCGTCTTATCAGGCAAATCCAGATACTCTTCCCGACTAATTCGATCAAGCGTGATGTCCTGCTGAGGGCTTACCCCAGGTAGGCGAATTACCGCTGAGAGCACGTTGACCGTATCTGATCCAAGCGTGATTTCGTATCCTCCAGGAGACAAGACATAAGACGCTTGCTCAATGGTCCAGAGGTTCAAACCACGATTGGCCCAGTCAAGAAACAACAGGTTTAACGACCGTCGCGCAGACGACAATTGATAGCCCGCCGTGGGGCGCATGCCGCATCGCTCAAAAGCCTCTTCGATCAAGTCATCGATCGAAAGGTTAAAGTCAGTCGTTCCTGAAGTTGCCATTTATGCGCAGCTAGAGCCGCCCATCTTCATCTTCTTGACACCCTTCATGGCCATGCGCTTGTGCTGATTGACGGCACCGCCGTTTTTCATCATCACAGGGCCACTGGTTTTGCTGGTTTCACTCAGCATCTTGTTCCGAGGACCCGAGGTGACTGCGCCACCGCCGCGCGTTGCCGCGCCCATGCCACGTCCAGCCATGATTACTTCCCCTTCTTCATCGCTTTGCCACCCTTCTTCATGCCCGTGGGCATCGGAGGCATTTTAGGCATGGCACGACCGGTTGCGTCCTTGGTCTTGCGCTTGACTGCACGGCCCATTTTGTCGGCCATGCCACCTTTTTCGTAACCCTTCATCATGATTTGTTCACCTTTTTTGCCGTTTTAGCCGACTCCTTAAAGGCTTGCGCCGTAGGAGCACCTTTAGAACCAACTTTACGCATTTTCTCACCCGATCCAGCGGCGATACGCTTGCGCTTGGCATTGATATTGGCATAGAGCCCTGGTTTAGTGGCCATTCTCACTGTCCTTTTTTCGCGAGGGCATCAATTTTTGACTCAAGCCTTTCAAAGCCTGCATCAAACCGTTCCATAATTCTTTCAAGGTCTGCACGAACCTCTGCACGAGTGATGTGATCACGAGCGATTTCCTCCCTCGTTTTGTTGAGCAAAATTTGAATACGCTTTTGCTCGTCGGATGCGTTTTTAAGCATCATCATGACTAAGGCCACGAAAAATGATGTGACTAGATTCCAAACTAGAACGCCCGTATCCATTTAGCACTTCCATCTTCGTCGAGCCTGACGTATACGGCTGTTTGGGTCTTTAGCTGCTTCAGGAAACTGTTTCATCTGGCCCGCTGAACGAGCACAAAAAGACTTCCTTCGCGCAGCGTCTTTGGGACCGGGATTGTCCGAGGTCACCGCTGTTTTGAGCTTGCTGCCAGGGTTGGCACGGCGATAGGCTTCAACGCCCTTTTGCGTCATGCCTGCGCCTTGCTTGGTCGGTCGGAAATTACCGCTCTTGACCGACGTCGCAATGCCCATGCCCTTGGACTTAGCCATTAGGCAGCAGCTCCGCCTTCAAACAAGATAGTCACGGTCAGTATGGAAGCACCGAGCTTCACGTACACACCATCCTTAAACAGAATCCCCTGGTCAGGTATCACAAAGTTCTGTGAATCTGCAACCGTTGTTGATGCAATCTTAAGCAATAACGGGTCTGTATCCGCATCACCGTCATAAAACTCAATATTACTTGCAGCAGCAGAAGAATGCGTGAAATACAGCCCGCAAACACGCGTTCTTCCATCAATGGCTTGGCCCGAGGCATCCTTAAAGACTGCCGATATGTTACTGGCGCTCATTGCGGTTCTCCATTAGCTGAATCTTCCGGAAGATCCAAGCGAGCAATTAAGCCTTTCATGACATCGATTGCAGCTTGGCAAGCAACGGCTACCTCATGGGCATGTGCCCGTTGCTTTTCCATGTTCTCCATCTCTGCCTCAAGAAACTCACGTGTGATCTTCATTAGGCAACCGTGCTACACATGATGTAGTACGTGGTGCCATTGTCGCTGATTACGGGAATCGTGTGAGTCACGACAGGTGAGCCTACCGCTGCACGAAAGACGCCAGCAACCGCAGGCGCAGGAACGCGAAGCAGCGCTCCAATAGTGCCTGTGCCACTGTTCGTACAACGCAGATAAGTAGCCCCGGACCAAGAGCCGCCAGAAGCAAAATCAGAGTCAAGCTGAATCGCCGAAATGGTTCCGCCAGGAGCCGTGGACGATCCACCAAGCGTCACGCGCAACGCATT